AGGTGGACGACGCACAGGGTAACACTCTGGACGACTACCGCGCCCTGTTCCGGTCCGCCTTGCGGGACGTTTACCCGAGCATGGAGTCAGAGGTAGTGCAGCGTGTTGCCAAGGAGATGGTTGACGGCATCTACAATGGCCGTGCCGGACAGTCCGGCCCTATGTGGAAGCAGCTGATTAACGGTATGGGTAACGATGAGGTCGTTATGGCTATGCGTAGCGCCGGTGTAGAGGAGTCTGCAATCCAGAGCTTCCTGGCTGGCAACGTACGCGAATCCGGCAGCACATCCCCTGCGCGGAACCTGCGTCAGCGTACTCGGTTCAACATGGACAAAGAGTATCTGGTGAACGGTAAGAGCATGCGCATGCAGGACCTGATGGATACTGATGTAGCCAAGGTTATGCACGGGTACACTAACCGTATGTCTGGACGTGTAGGCATGGCCTATGCAGGCGTACAGGACCTGGGACAGCTCGCTAAGATGATTGATGAGTCCAAGCACGCACTGGCGGATTCCGCTAAGTGGGAGAAGACAATCAATGACACCATCGACTTTATCCTGGGTGGGGCTCCTGCTGACGCAGGGCAGCTTCCGGATTTGCTACGCGCAGCCGGGAACATGGCTAACGCCACCATGCTTAAGAACTCCGGGCTGTATCAGCTGACGGATACTGCGCTGGCTATGAAGGAGTTCGGCATGGCTAGAGTGCTGCGCAGTATGCGTGACCAGCCTTGGTTCAAGGAAGGTGCCGTAGCTATCAAGACTCCGGATATGGCTGCCCGTCTAGACACCGTGCTGCGTGGTAATATCCAGAAGGAGATGCGCTTCCGCTGGCTGAATACGTATGCTGACGATAACTTGGACCTGACCCGTCAGGCCTCTTGGTTCAACGTCACTCAGAACGTTGGGCAGGCTGCACGTCACGTCAACGGCATGAGTATGGTGCATCGGCTGCAGGTTAACCTGAACTCCGGTATTGTGGCAGATGAGCTTACGCAGATGTTCAAGGGCGATGCTGAGGCGTTTAAGCGTCTGGAGCGTTTCGGGCTTACCCGAGACGTTGCGGACCGAGCTATCGCCGCCAACAAGGCTAACCCGGGAGCTATGTTCCAGCCGGACCTGCAAATGCAAGTTGAGGTTGTGGGGACGCGTATGATGGACTACCTGGTACAGCAGGTTCGTACCGGTGAGACTTCACACTTTGCACAGTTCAACCCCATCGGCAAAGTCATTGTAGGGTACCAGAGCTTCGCACTGGCTGCCACTAACAAGATTCTGCGTAGGGAGCTGAACGATGCTGGGTGGATTGGTGTGGCCCATATTATGGCGTACCAGTTCCCATTGATGCTGCTGGCTACTATGGCCAAGCACGGCATGGACGGGAAGGACGTAGACACCCAGAAACTCATCGGCGAGTCCGTGATGGGTATGAGTGCTATTGGCGGTGTATCCTTACTGCAGGATATCTTCCTGGGGGATTCTCCCCGCCACTCGTTGGCGTCTATGGGTTATGTCACAGGACTACTTGGGGCTGTGCAGGACCTAGCTACCGGTAATATGGATATCAAGACCTTCACTAAGCAGGTACCGTTAATCCAGGAATTCGCACCTACGCGAGCTATCATCAATAACTTCGGAGACGATTAATATGGCATACAGCTGGCAAGAACAAATCAAGCCAGCTGGTACCCAGGATATCCAGTGTGATATTGAATATTTGGACAAGTCCTATATTCATGTATACCTAGACGGGGTGGAAACTACTGGATACACCTGGACCAGCGCTACTAATATAAGACTGAACTCGGCCCTAACGACGAGCACCACTGTACTGCTAATCCGCAAGACTGAGCGCGAGTATCTGTACATTGAATTTGCCAGCGGCTCCCCGTTCATTGAAGTGAATGTAGATTCCCAAAACACTCAGTTCTTGCACTTGGCGCAGGAGCTGGTGGAGGGGCGAGCTATACCTGGATTCTACGGTACCATTAGTATGAACGGGTACCGCATAGCTGACTTAGCCAACCCGATTAACAACCAAGACGCCGCTACCAAGTCTTATGTAGATGCCGCGGACACCTTACTGGGGCAACGCATTGACGCAGAGCATGCAGGGTGGGTGGATGCAGTAGCCGCCGAGGCAGCTACACGTAAAGCTGCAGACGACGCGCTAGATGTTCGTACTACCAACCTAGAGCAGACCTTTATCTCTGGGGAGCCTACTGTAAGCTATCCTTGGTATACTGTACTGGCTGAGGCTACTGACGAGGTAACGCCTGGATTGTCTTTCACAAAGGCTATAGTGTATGTGCAAGGCGTAAACCAGATTCCCGGCTATAGTTTTGAGGTGGTGGATAATACCCTACTGTTTGCAGAGGTACTTCCAGCAGGTACGTTGGTATCTGCCAGATTGGGTTATGACGCAGAGTTGTCGGAAACTTACGCCACAGCTACGGCATTAGGGGAAGAGGCGTCAGCCAGGGCAAATGCCGATGCTCAGATAATTCTGGACTATCAAGCGGCAGTAGCGGCCAAGGCAGCCAAGGGTGCTAACTCCGACATCACGAGCTTAAGTGGGCTGACTACTCCGCTGAGTAAAGCTCAAGGTGGTACTGGAAATACCTCTGGTGCCGCTGATTCGGCTGCAAAGCTAGCCACAGCAAGGGCCTTGGTGGTGGATTTGACGTCCACTACGCCCGCCAGTTTTGATGGTACGACCGACGCTACTCTGGGGGCAACCGGCAGTCTGCCGATTACAAAGGGGGGCACCGGGGCCGGTGACGCTGCTACTGCTAGGGCCAATCTGGGAGCAGCGGCGTCCGGTAGCAACGGCGACATCACGGCATTAACTGGGTTGAGCGGCGGTATATCCGGCTGCACTGACGGTGCAGCTGCAGCCGCCGGTGTAGTGGGGGAAGTCCTGAGTGCTGTAACTGCGGCAGCTGTAAGTGTTACTAGCGGCACCCCATTGAACGTTCTGTCCTTGAGCCTACCGGCGGGGGAGTACGAGCTTGAGAGTGCCCTGTTAGTCACTAATAGTGGCAACGTTACTGCTCTCAGTTTTGGAGTTAGTAGCACCAGCGCAGTGTTACCTAGCAACTGGTACGACTTATATTCCATAACCACCACGTTAGCGGCTGGGAATTCTTCGAGACAGGGCATGTCGCGCCGTCTACGGCTAAGTGCAACAACCACTGTGTACCTGGTAGCACAGGCCACCTTTACCGGGACCTGTACTGCCCAAGGTTATATTAGAGCGATGAGGGTAAGATAATGGCAGGGGCGGCTAAACGCAGTCGCCTCTCGGAGCTGCACCGCATGTTCACTGAGGCCTTGATTGAAGAAATCAAGCAGTCCAAGGAGGACGAGGTGCCGCTCCCCGCCGCAGATAAATCGGTTATCGCTAAGTTCTTGAAGGACAACGACATCACCGCGGACGCAGATTCCGAGGAGATGCAGGACCTTCGCGACGAGTTCGATGACGAACTAGCGGCGCGTAGAGAGGCGCGTAAGCAAGAGATTCTAAATAAAGTTGGTGGTTCAGACTCTGAGGACTTACTAGAAGGAATTGTATAATGGTATCGGTGAAGACTGCGCGAAGACTGCGCATGCTCAACCAGAAACTTACTGGTTATAGTGCGAATCCGCGCAGTATTCCCAAAGAGGAGCGCGAGGACATCGCGATGATGATGGCCGCCGCGTTAAGTGACTTCCGGGAATTCGCGTACATCGGTATGCGATTCCTGGGTTTTACGCTGACGGACATGCAGGCCGACATTGCAGAGTACATGCAGAAGGGCCCTAGGAAGCGCATGGTGGCTGCGCAGCGTGGTGAGGCTAAGTCTACACTAGCTGCGCTCTACGCCGTCTGGAGGCTCATACAGGACCAATCCTGCCGCATCCTGATTGTGTCCGGTGCAGAGAAGCAGGCGTCCGACGTTGCGAACCTTATCATCCGTATGCTGGAAACCTGGCCGCTGCTGTGCTACTTGAAGGCTGACCCTACTCGTGGGGACCGTACTTCATTCGAAGGCTATGATGTCAACTGCGACCTGAAACCGCTGGACAAATCCGCCAGCGTAGCCTGTGTAGGTATCACTGCATCCCTGCAGGGGAAGCGCGCGGACCTGCTGATTCCAGATGATATCGAGACCACCAAGAACGGTTTAACGCAAACCCAGCGTGAGCAGCTGCTGATGATTTCTAAAGACTTCGCAGCTATCTGTACGCACGGGGATACGCTGTACCTGGGCACACCGCAGACCAAGGACAGTATCTATAAAACCCTGCCGGGACGTGGCTTCGAGGTCCGCGTATGGCCCGGGCGCATTCCGTCTGTTGAAATGGAAGAGCGATATGGAAGTACACTTGCTCCTTATATCCTGGAGCTTATTGAGCGCGGCTATAAACGCACCGGCTTCGGCGTCGACGGGACGCTAGGCGAGAGCACGGACACCGGGCGCTATGACGAGGATGCGCTGATTGAGAAGGAGCTGGACTTTGGTCCAGAAGGCTTCCAGCTGCAGTACATGCTCGACACTACTCTGTCCGACCAGATGCGTACGCGCATCAAGCTTTCTGATATGCTGGTTTACTCCGGCAGCCAGGATTCCTCCCCGGAGACATTCTCCTACATTGCGGACCGCAGGTACCTGTACCAGCACGAGCATGAGGGGATTATGGGTCAGCAGATGTACTTCCCGGCATTCTACGGGGACATGCACCTGCCGTACCAGCATAAGGTACTGGTGGTGGACCCGGCTGGTTGTGGTGGGGACGAAGTGTCCTACGCTGCTGGAGGTGCTGCGAACTCGTACATTCACCTATTCTCCGTAGGCGGATTCCAAGGAGGTATCAGCGAAGAGAACATTGATAAACTGATTGACCTGTGTGTAGAGTTGGACATCCCGGATATGGTGGTGGAGAGCAATATGGGGCACGGTACCGTGTCTATGCTTATCCTGAACCGATTACGTGAGCGGCGTCTCGCCGGTATCGGTGTAAGGGACCTGAATAACTCCACGCAGAAAGAGCGTCGTATCATCGACACAATCAGCCCAGTTACTCGTCGCCATCGCCTGGTAGTGCATGAGCGTGCTATTCACGACGATATCAGTACCTGTATGGCATATTCCCGCGATAGGCGTTGGCTGTACTCTGCGTTCGCGCAGTTGTCTGGTATCACGTACGACCGCGGTAGCCTTGCGAAGGATGACCGGGCAGACGCAATCGCCATGATGGTGGCTACGCTGAATGGGCATCTGGTGGAAGATGAGAAAGTGGTGGCTGAGCGTGAGTCTGAGAAGATGGCTCGGGCCTTCATTGAGAACCCACTGGATTGGGCACAGAGCAAAGTGTCTAAGGGCCTTCGTGGTGTAGCTGCTCGGCTACATAACCGGGGCAGAGGTAAACAACATAGAGGAAGAAGATAATGGCATCAATCATCGCAGCTAAAACTGCGGACGTCCAGTACTCCATTGTAGGCACGTGCCAGAACCTGGAGAAGCAGGTGCAGCCGGACTACAACGTAGGCTTCGTAGGTACGACTGCCCTGACTAAGCTGAACGCGTTCTTCACGTACATGCAGTCCCAGGGCTATACGGCTACCCGTGCCGGTACAGCCTTTAAGGATGACGGTACGCTGCAGGCGCGCCTGTTCAGCATGCTGTCACAGCTCTCTAAGACCGGCTACGTTGCCCTTACAGGTACAGGTATGCCGCTCGGTGAGGGCTCCGGTACAGCGTTTGATGATTCGTTCACTGCACTGCAGAGTGCATTCGTAGCCGCCACTGATGCGGCAGAATAAGGAGAGTACACATGGCAATTGCAAAAGCAACCTCAGCGCAACAGCAGGAGCTGTTGCGTCAGCTGAACATTCTCGGTAAGGACCTGTATGCTATCCTTACGCAGCCGCAGAACGTGGCCCAGACTGGTGCTGCCTTCGATACCAAGATTGCTGCGCTTGAAGCCGCGGTGGCCGCAGTGAAGGCTGCTAGCTAATGCGTAAACTGGTCGCTGGGTTGCTGCTCGCGGTTACTCTGACTGGTTGCTCGGCGACCTCTGCACTCACCGGCTTAGTTGGTTCTAAGCCGGATGTATCTGCTCAGGTTGGTGCCGAGAACACCAAACAAACCGTTGGCTTGAATAACAAGGTGGACTCCAGCACCACCAACAAAACTGATGTACAGGATTCTAACGTAGGCACTTTGGACACGTCCAGTAAGAAGCAGGTGCAAACTATTAGCACCGGGACAATCCAGGCAGAACGCCTGCAGGTGGTTAACAATGATAGTTACAGTCTTATCCTCGCCGGATTAGCTGGGGCCAGTATTCCTCTGGTCTTCCTAGTGGTCATTCTGGTGATTCGTAAGCTGTTCAGGAAGAAGGGGCAGCAGGATGATTAAGGTGGGAGACATGGTTGGAGCAGACCTCGCTACCCGGGCAGGTGCAGCAGTTACCGGCGCTACGGTATCAGGAGGTTGGTTGGCAGAGTTAATGAGCTGGAACTGGAGCACTATCAGCTTCATCACTGCGACTGTGTGCGCAGTGCTAACCCTGGCGTGGAATGCGTATTACAAGCGACGTACATTCAAGCTCCTAGAAGAGCAGGCGCGTAAGGGGACTATTAAATATGAGTTTAAGGACTAAGGTTATTGCGGCCCTCACGGGGGCCACTATGCTGGGTGGTGCTATTACCGGGGTGGTTCAGCACAACGAGGGATTGAGCCTTACCGCCTATAAGGATAGTGCCGGTGTCCCTACAATCTGCTACGGGGAGACAAAGGGCGTCAAGATGGGCCAGAGAGCCACGCTGAGCGATTGTCAGAAGCAACTGATAGAATCAGCAGGGGCACATGCAAAGGCTCTTGACGGGCTTCCTATGCAGCTCTCTGACGTAGCTCTGGTTGGGTCTGTAGACTTCATTTATAACGTAGGCGTAGCTGGCTTCAACGGCAGTGCTGTGAAGCGGCACCTCAAAAGCCTGAATTACGCAGAAGCTGGAAAGGCCGTACTGGACTGGCGCTATATTAGCAAGTATCAGCAGAAATCCCCGGGCATCGGTTGGGTGTACAAGGGCAGCAACCGCTGGACCTTCGACTGCTCTCAGTATATTAACGGGCAGCGCAATAAAGTGTGCTGGGGCCTATGGGAGCGCAGACAGTGGCAGAGCAAGGCCATTGGGAATCAGTATAAGAATGTAAATGCTGCAGTGGCAGCTCTTACTAAGACCGGAGGATAAATGGCGTTAATTAGATTAGTAGCTCCAGAGCGGGTATTCTCCGACTTGGCGAGCATGGTAGCATATCCAAACTTTCAGGTACAGGACAAGATTATCCTGCTGGGCAGCGCCGGTGGGGACTTCACCTTTACTACTGCCGCGTCGGTAGTGGATAACGGAACTGTGTTTGCTGTACCTGGTGGGTATCTACTCCGTAAATTCGTGGGTCCGGCATACAGCTCCTGGTTCAGCAATTGGGCGGGCATAGTAACGTTCATGAGCGCACCTAATAGGCACCTGGTTGTGGACACAGTCCTGCAGGCCACGAGTGTGCTCAACATCAAAAGCAACTCTACGCTGGAGTTTACTGATACCGGAAGAATCCTGCCGGATGCCTCGGTTGCACGTCAAGTGCTTAACATTATCGGCTCGGCACCCTCGGCATTCGTCCCGTTAGCGGCGGATGCCACAGCGGGCAGCAAAGTCATTACGGTGGCTGCCGGGGCTTTGTCTGCGGTAAAAGGTACGTACTTGTATCTTCGCTCTAACAAGCTGTGTGATGGTGGTCCTAACACCTACGGTGTAAAGATTTCCCAGATTAGGAAAGTGGTGGGGGTTAGCACCTCCGGTGGCGTCACCAGTATTCGGCTGGATAAAGCGCTGCACTATAACTACTACCTGTCTGATGCCGCGGAAGTAGGTATCCCGACAATGGTGGAGAACGTAACCTTAGTATCCCCGTACATCAACGAGTTCGGCTACGACGATTTGAACCGGTTCTTTACTATCGGTATCTCTGCCAACTTTGCCGCGGACTTGCACATCCAGGACGGGGTTATTATTGGCAACAAACGCCCCGGGGCTTCTGATATAGAAGGGCGTAGTGCTATCAAGTTCAATAACTGCGTAGATAGTACCGTTAAGGGTACGTGCTTCTACAACATCGGATGGTACGGGGTAGAGGTGCTCGGCTGCTCAGAGGACACGGAAGTACACGATATCCACGCCATGGACGTACGCCACGCAATCTCTCTGAACTGGCAGAGCACTGCAGACGGGGACAAGTGGGGAGAGCCTATCGAGTTCTTAGGCGTTAACTGCGAAGCCTACAGCACAACCCATGCCGGGTTTGATACTCACGACATTGGTAAGCGTGTGAAGTTCGTTCGCTGCGTTTCATACGACAGTGCTGACGATGGGTTCCAAGCGCGCACTAACGGGGTAGAGTACTTGAACTGTCGAGCTTACCGCGCAGCATTTGATGGGTTCGCCTCCAACACCGGTGTAGGCTTCCCTATCTATAGAGAGTGCTTAGCTTATGACAACGTACGCTCTGGCTTTAACTGTTCGTACGGTGGTGGCTACGTTTATGACTGTGAGGCTCACGGTAGCCAGAACGGTGTCCGCACCAACGGAGGTTGTGTTAAAGGCGGTCGGTACACTCGCAACTCCAGCTCTCACATCTTCGTCACTAAGGATGTAGCTGAGACGGCGCAGACGTCCCTGGAGATTGATGGCGTGAGCATGCGCTACGACGGTACCGGAAGAGCTGTGTACTTCCACGGGACTATGGGCATTAACCCTACCATGGTATCTATGTCCAATAATGACATGACCGGTCACGGCTTGTCCTGGGCATTACTGAGTGGCTACACTGTTCAACCTACGCCTCCGCGCATGTCCAGGAACTTACTGGATGACACAGGTATCCGTGGAGTGGCAACGCTGGTTGCTGGCGAGGCTACAGTCAACGCCCGTGTACGCGGAAACTTTGGCAGCGTAGCTAACTCCTTCAAGTGGGTGTCTGAGGTTAAGTTGACGCGGTTAACCTTTCCTTCTAGTGCTGGGGCCTTGACGGTTACTGGCGTAGCACAGAACCAGGATGTACCTACACCTAATCCGGACCTAAACAGCTTCGTGATTAGGAGTAGTAACGCAGCGGATGTATCCCAGGTAGCCTGGGAGGTGTATCTCTAAGTAGCTCCCTGGGGTATCTCTATGGTATCCCGGGGCACTACTTGGGGTGCACGTCTATACCTGGACCTGAAATTTATTAGACTTTAAAATGAGGATATGTCTATGAACATCAAATATGACACAACATCCCCTAGCTGCTTGGTGTGGCTCAAGGGTAGGCGCGCCGGTGCTCCAGCGGGTACCCGCAACACTCGTGGCTACTGGGTGGTACAGGTATCTGGTAGAAAGATACAGGCACACCGCCTCATCTGGGAACTACACAACGGGCCTATTCCAGACGGATATGTGGTGGACCACATCAACCAAAACCCCAGTGACAACCGCCTAGAGAACCTGCGCTTGGCTACTCTCAGTGAGAATAACTGCAATGCTCGCAGGGCTGAGCGCGAACACCCTAGAGGCGTATACTACACTGGCACTTGCTGGCGCGGGGAGTTCTGGAAGGACGGTAAGCGTTATATGAAGAAGCACAGCTCCTACGAGGTTATCTGCAAGTGGGTACAAGAGAAACGTCAAGAGCAACACAAGGCCTTCACCCCGGGGCAGGTGTATATCTGAAACCAAAAATTATTATACTCGCCCTTGGGCCTCCCTCACCCTCAGCGCGAGCAATTGCCCCCATAGGGGGTGCCTAGCGCATAAACAGAGGGGGTGGGGCCACCTAGGGCGCACTAGTAGGCACCAGCGGGCCTCAGCGGGCCTGTGCTGCGTTCTAGTGCTATCGCTAGTGCTACCCTATGGCTATCCCTGTGCGTTCACTAGGGCGCTTCCTGTGCGCTCTCTGTGGGCCATAGGGGTGCGCTCTGCCTTACCTATTTTGTGCGCCTCAGTGTGGCACCTAGGGGCGTGTCCATTGCTTATTTTGCGCGTCCATAGTGGGCCCGCCTAGTGCGCTGTAGTGCGTCACGGTGCTATCCCTAGTATGCACTAGGCGATCCACTGGCTATCCCTAGTGCTTTACATTGTGCCGATTATATGCTACGCTGCGCGCTCCCCCCTAGGGCGCACATCCTCACCCAACACTATCCCGGCGCTATCTCTTTGCTATCCTTTTGCTCTTACTTTCATTCGAAAGCTGTCATGAAATGATGTTACAGGAGTAGGAGGGTTTTAGGGCACTATATACACACTACTTACTACTACTCACTAGTAGTCACTAGTATCCCCTAGTAATGCCCTGTATGACTGACCGTAGGGAGGGAAGCATTACCTAGAATCTTGTAACCTCCGCTCCTATCCCTCCGGGATATCGTCGCTATGGTTACGCTACTAATCACTATGTAAGGAGATATTGTTGTGGCTAGAACATTTAAGATTGTGGTTGATAAGGAAGGTTATCCAGTGATTAATGGTGCTGGGCCTGAGTATGTGAATAAGCGAGGTAAGAGAGACTATAAGACTGTGGCGCTGCATAGGGCCGTGGTTATGGATGCTCTGGGAATCACTAGCTACGGTTCTGGCTATCACGTACATCACTGTGACAGTAACCGCCTTAACTGTGACTTCAATAACCTGATACTGGTTAGCGCTGACACTCACCGGGCCATACACTTAGCACAGATTCAGGAAGGGAGATGCTTCACAAAGGATGAGTTATTGGCTAGTCCTGAGTACGATACTAACTGGCGAGAGTTCTACGTGACTTATGGGGACTACAATAGTTTACTGCACGCAGACCTTTAGGGGTCTGCTTACTCTTTTTGCTCCCAGTGATAAAAAGTTTAAAAAAGTACTTGCTTCTTTTGGTTCAATAGGGCTATAGTTCAATCACCGGGAGGCACTGAGGCGCTAACCGGGGCAGAGTCGGGAGATTCAGCCGGATTAAAGCTAGATAGTGTGAAGGGTTAGACACTCAATAAAAAGAGTTGACACCGCGAAGAACATAAGCTAGATTGAATCCCGAAGTAAGCAGTAAGGCAGTAAGAAATAAACGCTTGACAAGTTCTGATTCACTGAGTAACTTAGATAGCGAACAAGGCAAGGATAACCACTCTAGGGCGCAAGGATGTGTGTCCCGTCGGATTAGGCTAGACGTTAAAAATGACCTCTTAAAGGTTTAGTAGTAAGCTGGTTTGCGGGGAGGCCCAGTACCTTGACTGGTACGTTGACGACCCACCCCTAGACAATCAGTTAAAGAGTAAACGTGCCGGACGTTATCACCGGGGTTCTGAGGCAAACCATACTGCCGAGGCGAGAGCAGCTCGCTCCTCTGAATCGAGGGAACAAGGCGCGGAGTGTATCCCGCAAAGAGCATATAACATAGCGCAGCAGTAACAAGGTTGCGCTAGATTATGTTCTCTGAGAGGTAAGAGTATGCGCAAATCAAAGCGTTTAGCATTACGGCGGAATATGCAATTATCACTGAATCCCACCGACGACGTGCCGCTTACTGTGAAGCCTAGCAAACAAGGGTTGAGCAGTGAGCACAGGGTGAGGGGAAAGCAAAAACAAAAGGGCAGTAGCAGGCAGCCATCTGGATGGCCTACTGTTAACTCCCAATTTGGTCGATAATTACAGCCTATAGCATCCTACGGGGTGCTATGTGAAGTAATTACCTAAACAACCAATCAAAGAGGTGCATTATGACCCATTCAACTGGTAAAGTATTCAAGCTCACCGCTGCGGGCAGCATTCGTAAAGCGCTGGGCGACGTAGTGGAAGCAAAGCGCAACATCACTATTAGCGCGCTCTTCCACGGCCTGATTAGCAGCAACGTTTCCTGGGCTATGGATATGCAGCGCAGCGATGCCGCGGACTTTGATATGGTGCTGCGTACGCTGCTGCCAATCAAGTTCAACAAAGAGTCCGGCAAGTACGAATTCAACGCTAAGAAGTGCTATGCGTCGGCTGAAAAGCTGGGTATCGAACTGGACAGTATGCGTCTGGATTACAAGCAAGCTGACAAGCAAGGCCGCGAAGTAATCGTAGCCAGCTTCTATAGCTCCTGTATGGCCCTGTACGCTGCCGAAGCGGAGCGGGTGAAGAATGACGCGCTGGATGCCGATGCAGTGCGCTTGCAAGCGCTGGGGCGCGTTAAAAACGCCATCAAGAAGGCTAAAGAGACTGGTGTAAGCGATGCTGACCTCGTGTCTATGCTGGTATCGCAAGGCGTGGACGTACGCGCTGTACTGGACGCCGTGAATCTTGGCATTATCACCGATTGGAGACAACTCTATGGTTAACGTATTCAACATCATTGTGACCAGCGCTATGCTGGTGCTGGGCAACGACATAAACAACCCAATCCCATACTGCACTGTGCAGTTGCAGCAACCGGCAACGCAGGAGCCGCAGCCGCGCCCTGAGTATGACCTCTTTGAAGACCCCGAGGGTGGTTGCAAAGAGCTGGGCGCACGTATCCTTGCGGCGGTGCAGGGGCAGTACCCGGACGCTGCGGTAACGCTCACGGTGGATGGTAAGAGCAATAACGAAATTTGAGGTGGGGGCATGCACGGAAAGAATCCTGAAACGCTGCTGATGCGTAAGCAGCAACCAACAATCGACAGGCTGGCGCGGGAGTACAACGCGAAGGCAGCGCTGCGCCAGCACTATGAGAAACAAGCAAAGCGCCTGGGTATGACCCTGCGCGGCTACTGCTTCCGGTTTAATGTGCGGGGTGTAGTATGAGCAAGCAGGACATTTATGACGTATATAAGCGCCCTAATGGGTTTCTTTACCGGGTACCTCTATGTAGTCCACTGCACGCCCTCGCAGAATTCTATGCAGAGGAGACTAGACTGTGGTTGCCGTCCAGTCACACAGTTGGCGGGGTGGTAATGCTAAGTTGTAGCACCCTTGTGGCCCGCAACGTGGTATTCAAGGATAGCGCATGCTCACAGTAGACGAAACAGCGCTGCTGTGCTGGCGTCTGCTGGAAACGCAGGGCAAGTGCGGTTGCACTTGGGAAACATTCAAAGAGGTTCCTAATGAACTCAAGCAAATCGTGCCAGTTGAGCGTCGATTACTCCGAGTTAGAAAAGAGGATATTGGCACTGTTCTCACAACCTATCGAGAGTACACTGAGTCTGCCGCGCGGAAGCTGCAAGAGCACATTGCATTCGATGTGGTTGCAGCACTACGGCGGAATGGATACCGCGGAGCTTTTAAGCAATTTAGAGCCGCAGTCCGCGCCTATTATAAGCAGCAACAACTCTCCGCGTGGTACGCACGCTGAACTCTTAGTGCATGACGAAGTTCTATTAACTCGGGAGCAAATGAAAATGCAAGAAACTAACACAGCACCTATCGAATGGAAAGTAGTGTTACCGGAAGGTGCAAACGCACTGCCGATTAAAGAATCAATGTATTCCAGCGGTGATTACTGGACCCCGTTCCAGGACTTGCAAATGCAAGGGGAGGACCATCCCCACACTGAGGGTCCGCTGCAGGTGCTTATGGGTCTCCGCACTGTCAGTGCGCACACTCCAGGCTTAGAGGTGACTATAGGCGGGGCACTGCACCCAGAGTATCGCGAATCAACGATGACGCTCGGCCCGTTGCAAAAGGTGGACCTGTACCGGTCCGGAACTTTCTGCGAACTCTTTGAACCGGTGCGAATCACCATAGACAGCAAGTTCTGGGAACGCCGCCGCGACTTCTATGAGGGCGAGGATGTAGTGGTTGAGCGCGTAGTTGCTTGCGTCGAAGAATTCACAGGTTACAAGGTGCACAAGCAGGCCGTGCAGTTATTTGAGCGCATCATGCTTGCACCAGAAGAGCAGCAGCGCCGCTTATACACTGGCTACGATTACGGCCGCCACACCCGCGATGGCAACTTAGCTGCGCTGCTCATGAAGTTGCACGGCTTCGTAGTGTCTAGATTCGCCGTGCCTTTGGGCTTTGGTTTCCGCAACGGCGAACCTATCGTGATGCTGGGGCAGCCGCGGATGCACAAGGACTTCGCAGCAGTTACTGAGTACCGCTGCGTAGAGATGCGCGTAGGTAAGTGGCTCGCTAACTACTACGGAAATGGTGTGGACTTCCGCGATGCTATCGAAGACCTCAAGGCTATGAACGTAGACCCTACAACGTACCTGTGCAAGACCGAGCAGGAATGGTACGACGCCTACGAGAATGGCCCGGGTAGCTGCATGAGCGGGTACTCATTTGAGCATAGCTCTGTGCGGACGTACGCTACCACCAGCCACGGGTTGCCGGATAATGGGCTGCGCCTGTTCATCCAGTACACCGGGGAGCTGTTCGGCGACGATTTCGAAGTGCAGGCACGGGCAATCGTTAACACAGAAACTAACGAGTACGTCCGCGCTTACGGCAACGCTGCGGATGCAATCCTGCGGGGGCATGGGTACACCAAAAACATTGAATGTCTCGAAGGGGTAATGCTGGCGCGAATACCGCACCCAACATACAACGGCGCAGTGCTGATGCCATACCTAGATAGCAGCCAGTGCGGCGTAGATGAGTATGGGGATGATGCCTTTGTAATCCGTGATGCTTATGAGTACGAGGCACAAGACTCAGAAGGATACATCTACGTAGGCACTGAGTCTGCTCGGTGCTGCTGCTGTGAATGTCGCCACTCTGTAGATGACATGCAGGAGACCGCAGATGGTGATATGGTCTGCGACGGCTGCGTAGAAGAAGGGGATTTTGTGTACGTAGTTGGGCGTGATGGTCTGCATAATCGCTGGAGCTGCACCTGGTCTGATTACCACGACGCCTATGTATACGACGAGGACATAGAGCGCTGCGAAGTAGAGGGTGTAGTGCACGACCAAGAGGAACTGGTGTTTGCACAGGACCGGCAAGTGCTTATTGAGCACGCAGAAGAACACCCAGTGCACGGGTTAATTCTCACTGAGCATGCAGCTGATTGCTTGGGAGAGAAGTACCTGGGCAACGATGAAGATGAAGAAGAAGCAGAGGAGGCAGCTTAATGTTCTTGAATCCGCACGGGATTGATATGCAGCTGCTCTTGCAGATACTGCAAACGCACCGGCCTAGCTGGGGTAGCACTAAGTGGTTCGAGCCGCTGCTTATGCAGTCGCTACAGGCACTTGGTAGCGGTGTGCACTACGTAAAGGATAAGCACGGGAACTACTTCGTGCTGGTGGGAGACTCAGAGCAAAGCGACGTAGCGTTTACATCGCACCTCGATACGGTGGCCCGTCCTGGTAGTGCAGCCCCGGACGTTGGTTGCACTAACAAGGGCATACTGTTCGTAAAGAATCCGCAACAAGCTGACTGCTTGGGGGCGGACTGCGGTGCTGGTATCTACCTGATGCTGGAGATGCTGCGGCGGGGTGTGCACGGACGCTACTGCTTCTTCGTGGATGAAGAGGTGGGCTGCGAAGGCAGCGCTGCATCGGTCAAGGATGACACTGGATTTTGGACTGGTGTCAAGGCGATGATTAGCTTTGACCGCCGCGGAGATGGTATCATTACGCACCAGCGGTACATGCGCTGCTGCTCTGATACCTTTGCCAAGACTCTGGCAGAGCGCCTAGGACGCACGGAGCAGCACTTACAAAAGGGTGTGTATACTGACTCAGCCGAGTTCGTCGGCATCATCCCTGAGTGCACCAACGTCGGTGTAGGGTACATGCACGAGCACACTCCGGATGAGGTACTGGACCTGAACATCCTGGGGCAAGTGCTTGAGCGGGTACTGCAAGATGGTACGTTCTCGCACCTTCCGATTGAGCGGGACCCGAAGGTAGTAGAGACGGACCAATGGCTCTCTACATCTACTCTGAGTTTCCGGCAGCCGTGGGACATGCCCCCGGACGAGGACCCGCAATTGCTGGCTGCGTTCCGTGTAGTGTCACAGCTTTCTAAACAGCAACTGATTAGCTGGGTGCAGGAGAATCCAGAGAAGGCGGCGGAGTACATCATGGTGTTCTCCGATTATGGCTTCAAAGAGGAGCTGATTGAACTAGGCACCCGAGTCGTAGAAGACTGGGGCGGATACGATAATATTGTGGAGGGTTGATTATGTCTAAACTTTTTCAAGTGGGTGATAAGGTTCAGCGCATCAATAAGATTGAAGGTAAGACCATGCGCGGCGAGATAGTCACTAAGGGGCCTGGCCTCTGTATAGACATCAAGCTAACCGAAGGAGCAGGGATTCGTTATGCCGGGGATATCTATGGCGGCTCTGCCGACTTCTGGCAGCTAATCGAGGAGGCGGACGAGCTGCCACCGGTTCCGTCTAGTGTAGCATATTTAAACACTAAACGAGACCCAGGAAACGACCAGCGGCTGGTATTAGAAAAGGACAGCGAGACTAACGAAGGACTACTATACATCGGAATAGTGCCTAGAAAAGGCAGCACCCGGGCAGAGCGAGAGATTGGTATTAATATGAGCCCCGATTCAGCCCTGCAGTTGGCACATGACATTCGTCGAATGGCTATGAAAGTTAAGCGAGAGATTCAGTAATGGACCAGCCCTGGCTTAGAGCGTGCAAGCGCCTGGCCGTGGGGCAGAGGGCACGCTTTCGGTGCTGCGGCAGGGACGCCGCCGGGGTGCTCTACAATAACCCTGATGCCTGGGAATACTATTGCCACCGCTGTAAACAGGTGGGCAAGGAGCACAAGCAGTACCAGCGCATACAGTTACAGGAAGAGCCGAGGGTGCAGCCCTCTGCACCTGCAGATGCAATTTGCATTAGCCAAGCGCCTGCGGAAACGCAGAGTTTTCTTTACGGATTCCTGACCACAAAGGGAATCATGCCTGAAATGGTGGAGGATGCAGAATGGAGCAAAGAGAAACAGCGGATAATATTCCGTGTCGGAAGCGCTGCTCTGGGCCGTGCAGTGCATGCCCGACAGCAACCGAAGTGGGTAATGTACGGCCAGCCAATGCCGTTCGCTGCCGCGGCACCTGCCGTAGCGCCGGATGTAGCTGCGGCCGCACCTCTAAAGGTCGTGCTCACCGAGGACTATCTATCAGCGATCAAATATCAGCACGCGATTACGAACTACTCTGCAATGAACGTGCAGGCTATAGCTATGCTGGGTACTCGCTTGCCCGTGCAGTTAAGGGCGTGGCTGATACAGAACAAACCGACAGTGATACTGTCCCTGGATAATGACCAAGCGGGACACTCCGGCGCGGCCATGATACGGCGCGCGCTACGTCCCTTTATGTCGTGCCACGAAATCTACTACGACGGGGACCCAAAAGAGGCAACAATACAGGAGTTATTAGATGGTATTAGGCGCGTGTAAAGAGCACAAACAGAAAGGCGGACCAAAGGGTTACGGAAATACCCCGTTCAAAGGGCGGAAGATACCCCTGCATAGAGAGGTGTATTGCTCGGCGAACGATATATCTCCGGAGAGCATAGTGGGGCTAGTTGTGCGCCATAAGTGTGACAACCCGAGATGTATTAATCCCGAGCATTTAGAATTAGGTACGGTCAAGGATAACGTCCATGACTGTATTGCCCGGGGTAGGGCTAGACGTGGAGTTTCTAAAGGGGAGCAGAATGGGTACTCCAAGCTAACAGCGCAGCAGGTGGACTATATCAGGAAGACCTACAGGCGGTACAGCAGGGAACACGGCACACCGGCCATAGCTGCTAGCCTTGGTGTAAGTGTGTCAGCAGTGCACGATGTATTGAAAGCTAAAACTTGGAGGCTCTAATTGGATCTAATAGTTGTTCGTGCGATGTGCACGCAGAAGGTTTGGAACCGACTGCGAGAGCAGATTCCTAAGTCGATGCTTGCGCCGGATACGTCGAACCTTCTGGACTGGGTGGGGCTGTACTGGAACACGTACCCGGAGCACCAGGAGGTTCAGTGGGATGCAATGCAGAGCATGCTCAATCTCCGGGCGGGACACCTATCCCGGGAAGAGCGGGTAATCATGGACGAGCTTATGCGGGGAGTACAAGCCGTACCGCAGGATTCTGTGGTGGGGATTGTCCAGACCCTGAATGAGCTGGCCTACAGCGGAGAGGTGGCGGCGCTGACGCAACGCTACCAAGACGGCGAGGAGATTGATTACCTCCTGGAGATGAAGCACCTACAGCGCAAGTACGGTGATGGCGCTGCGGTGCATGAGTCGCTGCTTGAATGGGAGAGCGGTAGTGTTGACGAGATACTTGCCGCGACTGATGAGAGCGGCGGTCTTAAACTGGGCGTGTTCGAGCAACTCGCTAGCAACATCCGAGGTCTACGTGGCGGGGACTGTATCGCAGTGGCTGCTCCTGTGGACTCTGGTAAAACTAGTCTGCTTGCTGCTATTGCTGTGGATTTTGCTGAGCAAATGCAGCAGCAGCCGGAAGTGTACGGAGACCGCCCGATTCTCTGGCTGGTTAACGAAGGTCCGGCGACGCGCACAGTGCCGCGGGTATATCAAGCGGCGCTGCACTGGACTCTGGCTGAGATTAAGGACCGGCACAGTAAGCAAGAGTTCGTGCCAGCCTACCTCAAGAAAGTAGGCAGGGCTGACCGGATTCGTGTTAAGGCTGCGCATTCCTTGACTATGGCGCAGATATCCACGCTCATGGAGGAGATGCGCCCTGCGGTAATCATCATCGACATGGTGGCGAACATCCGTGGCGGCACTATGGAGACCGAGCACCAGAACCTCGAGGCGAAATGGCAGGAGCTGCGCATACTTGGGTGCGAGAACGATTGCGCTATTGTAGGCACTATGCAGCTTTCACTCGAAGGTTACAACATGCTGTTCCCGCCACTCACCGCTATGAAGCAGAGCAAGATTGGTGTACAGGGTGCCTTGGACTTAGCTATTATGATGGGGTGCTTGGACAGAAACGAGCAGCCGCACATGCAAAACGTACGCGGTATCAGTACTCCGAAGAACAAGATGGCACTATCTGGTAAAGAATCGCTCCTGCAATTCGAGGTGGGATTCGAGCCGGGTCGTTGCCGCTTTGACGAAGGCCAGATTAACCGGTGACTTCCCTAGCGCCTTCTATGAGGGCGCTATGTAGGTACAATAGGAGGCTACTATGCTTAAACCGTCAGACATTAACTACCTCGATGAAGAGGTAATCAAGGCGTACGCTGCATCTGCAGGTACTTTCCGTAAACAGTTTGCACTGGACAGCAGCCAGCTGATTGTGCATCTGGCGATTAATAAGGCTCGGAGGGCTAATTGGAAATGACAGGTTGTATTGACCACGGACAGAAGGGAAGCACTTGCCGAGGAAAGGGCGCTGGGTATGGCCGCTCCAGATTTGACGGGAAGACAACTGGCAGCCACCGCAAAGCATACTGTGTAGCTCACAACTTGAAGCTGAGCGATATCGCGGGACTTGTAGTCCGGCATTCGTGCGACAATCCTCGGTGCATAAATCCGGAGCACCTGCTACTAGGGACTTCTAGCGATAATATGCAGGACCGAAATAAAGGTGCGCGTAATTTGCTGGGCAGCCGCAACCCTGCTGCCAGACTTACCCCAGAAGACGTGCACAGCATACGAGAAGCATACGCTGGCGGTGAGACCCAGGTATCTATAGCGAGACGCTTCGGGACAAGTCAAGGATACATATCTAATATCATAAAGGGGAGGGTATGGAATGAGCAGAAGCATCCTGATAACGGATTATGAGACGCAAAACCACCCATATTACGGTAGTGTTGCTTCCCCGTACTGTCCGGATAATTACATCGTAGAATCAGCGTGGCGTATTGACCGCACGCACGATGACGGTACGGTAGAAGTAGGCCCCGTAGAGAGTGTACGGTATAACAGTCGCGCGCACTTTGAAGCGGCACCTGTATCAGAATGGCTCCCAATACCAGCTGACTGTTGGCTGATTGTGGCTCACAACGCCGCATATGAGATTAGCTGGTTCCTAACCTTTGCGCGCGCCGAGTTTGAGGCCTTCCTAAAGCGGGGAGGTCGCGTATTCTGTACGATGCATTCTGAGTACATCGCCTCGGACTTTCAGAGCATGTATCCGTCGCTGGACGAGACGGCTCCTAAGTACGGTGGTACGCACAAAGTAGACGGGGTTAAGATTCTATGGGAGCAGGGTGTGTTAACCTCCCAGATTGACCCGATGCTGCTGCATGACTACCTGGTTAACGGGGACATCCCGAACACGGCTCTGTGCTTCTACGGTCAGTGCGCTACGTTCGCCCAGCGCAATCAGATGCAGTACGTGTGGGAGCGCATGGATGCTCTGCTAGCCTGGGCGTACTGCGAATGGTTCGGCCTGTTCGTTAATATGCCAATTGCGCGCAAGAACCAAGAGGAGCAGGAGCAGCGCATCCGCGAGATTAAGCAGGAGCTGCAGCAGTACATCCCTAAGGACTTGCCGGAGGCACTGGATTTCAACTTCGGTTCGGACTTTCATATGTCTGCACTGGTGTACGGTGGGCCTATCAAGTACCGCAAGAAGGTGCCCTATGACCCTCCTCAGTACGTCAAGTACGATGCCTACTTAGCAGACGTCAATGGAACGTTGCAGTATATTGATGTGTCCGACTGGCAGCCAGAATGGACGTACCCGCGGACACTGTATAAGTCCGGCAAGAACAAGGGGCTTCCCAAAGTGTTCCGCCTTGATACCGAGGAGGAGAAACTTAAGTGGGAGGATGACCTTTACTTCTGCCCGGGCCTAGTGAACATCCAGGAGCTGCCGGAAGTTATCCGGGAGAAGTACACAGAGCGCGGAGAGTTCCGGCAGGCGCGGAACCTGCAGGATGACACTCCTGTGTATAGTACCAGCACTGACGCAATGGAGGCACTGGCTCGCCAAGGTTTCGAGTTCTGTAAGTTGGTGAACGAGCTGGCGGCGCTGGAGAAGGACACTGGAACTTACTACTTGCGTGAAGTTCTGGACGCAGAGGGTAAAGTCAAAGAGCGGAAGGGCATGTTACAGTACGTAATCCCTGAGCGTCCTGATGGTTCTGGCATCATACACCACCGACTGAATACCTGCGCCACCGTAACCGGGCGCTTGAGTAGCTCTAACCCGAACCTGCAGAACCTACCCCGCCCGGATGAGGATGGGGATGGGGTAGCTAAATCCAAGGTGAAGCAGGTATTCACCAGCCGATTCGGGGATAACGGACGCATCACTGAGGTTGACTACTCGGCGCTGGAAGTGGTTATGTCCTGCGTGCATACGGGGGACACCAAACTACTGGGGCTGCTGCAGGGCGGCACGGATATGCACTGTTACCGCCTAGCTTTCCGCGAGGAACTGCCGTATGAAGAAGTGTATGAGCGCTGCCACAACAAGAAGCACGAGCTGCATCCGCTTTGGAAGGCAATGCGTACAGGTATTAAGGCTCCTAGCTTCGCAGCCCAGTATGGCGCTACGGCTAAGGGGATTGCGTTTGCTACTGGATGTACGGTGGAATTCGCACAGGCTTTCTTGGACAACGAGGCTGCGCTGTTCCCGCAAACAATTGGCTTCCGCGCTGTTATCAAGGAAGAAGTAGAGCGCACCGGGGCAGCCGGGCGCATGTACCGCGAGCAGGCTGACGATGGCAGCTACCGAGTCTACCGCATCGGGACGTGGACTAGCCCAGCAGGTGCCCGCTATAGCTTCCGCCAGAAGGAGCAGTGGAAAGAGGTTGTGCCTGGGCAGCGTAAGCAGAAGGTAATGGACTACAAGGAAACAGAGATGGCTAACTACTGGTGCCAGGGGGAAGCATTCTTCCTGATGGCGGTAGCCGCCGGTATGGTTCTGCGTGCACTCCTGGCCCGTGACTGGTTCGACAATCAGGTGTGCCTGATTACGAACGTGCACGATGCGTTGTATCTGGACAGCGCCAACCCGGAGGTTGGACGTGAGGCGAGCCTGCTGGTTAAGCAGTGCATGGAGGATGCACCTAAGCGTATTCACCAGCTCTGGCCTAACTACGGCATCATTGGTGAGGTCCCGTTCCCGGCGGAATGTGAGATGGGGGTAAGCATGTATGCCAAAGAGAAAATTGAGTGAGTGTATTAATCATCCCGGAGGTATGTTCCCTTCTGGGTACGGTGCTAAATGGTGGCTAGGAGCCACCAGAAAGGCCCACCGGGTGGCGTATTGCCAGGCGCACGGTCTGCTGCCGGAGGATATAGAGGGTATCATAATCCGACACAAGTGCGACAATAGGGCATGCGTAAACCCAGACCACCTGGAGCCGGGAAGCCATGCCGACAATATGCGGGACATGGTTGAGCGAGGACGCTCGGCGATGGGCGTTCGTAACAGCAAGGCCAAACTAACGCCTGAGCAAGTAGCCGAAATACGCCGAACGTTTGTACCCCAATCCACGGAGTACGGCTCAGTGGCTCTAGGCCGGTTGTATGGGGTGAGTAACAGCACAATCAACCGCATAGTGCGTGGACTCTATTGGGTAGCAGAGGCTGAGATGGGTACGAGTATGTACAGTAAGGAGAAGGTAGAATGAGTATAAAGTCTGGCAGTGTTGTGGAGTTGATGGACCTGGGGCCTGAGCCGATAGACCCGCGGTATGCAGCATACTTCACCCCGGGTACGAGGCACACGGTTATGTTCTTCGACCCGGTTACTGGGGAGATAGAACTAAGTTATCCTGGACTAGTAGTAAGTAGACCGGGGGATGGTGTTACCTTCTTCCCGGGGGAGTACAAGCTTATCGTGGAATAGTGATAGGTGGACCCTTGGGTGGTGTAGGGGGTTAGGGTAGCATGGAAATACACTAGGGTCAACTAAATAATTAAATAAAATTATTTGTTGACTCTGGCTTGATTCTGTGATTCCCAGCAAATTAATGTGATACGAGTAGGAACAACACAAGAGAGGCAACCTTGGCCAAAGTAAGTCTAATAAAACTATTCACCAAAGAGCAGCACCAGGCAATCCTGGGCCAGTACTTGGATAACTCGACGGCTGCTAAAGCATATAACGTACTACTGGCTTACGGGGAGATACCGCAGTACAAGGAGAGTGCAGAATACTATGGCACCCTTGGTACCGCAGAGTGCGTGGTGTCTCGCCAGCTTGTACGCTACTGGCGCAGCATCTTCATGGATAACAAGGGCAGCAAGGCCAGCGCCAACCGCGGGCTGCAGGAAGCGCGCAAGCTAATCCAACCGAGCCCGACGGACGACATCGGGAATACACTGGTGCCGGATATGTGTCACCGCATCCTGGTGGTTGGGGACTTGCACGCCCCATATACCCATGTAGACGCTATGCCGTTCCTTGAGAGTGTACGTGACGCCTACTGCCCGGACATGGTGGTGCAGGTAGGTGACGAAACCGACGGACACGCAATCAGCTTCCATGACTCTGACCCGAACCTAGATAGCGCCGGGGTGGAGCTGGAGAAAGCCAAGCTCGTACTGGAGGAGCTGCATGAACTATTCCCGAACCTACTGGTTTGCGATTCCAATCACGGCAGTCTGGTTTACCGCAGGGCGAAAGCTCACGGGCTACCAGTGCAATTCATCAAGAAGTACCGAGATATACTTTTCCCTGAGCATGGTGCCCCGGCGTGGTCTTGGGCTGACGCATGGGTACTCAATACCCCACTTGGCCAGGTTAGATTCCAGCATCAAGTGTCGGGCGATTTCATGCTCAATGCCAGCCACGAAAGAACCAGCCTTGTACTTGGCCACGAACATGGCCGCTTTGAGGTGCAATATGCAGCTAGCTCAACAGCTCTGTACTTTGGTGCGTACGCTGGGTGTCTGATTGACCGCAAGAGCATGGCCTTTGCTTACGGCAGGCTCACTCGCAAGAAACCAATCCTGGGTGTGATGGTAATCACCGAGGGTTGCCCGCAGTTAATTCCAATGCTGCTTGATGATTCCGGAAGGTGGTGTGCAAGAGATAAAACCAAAGACTGATACAGGAAAGAGATTCCGCGGTATGGTTGTTTATACCTGGGACTGCCCTTACTGTGGCGAGGAGTTTGAGGCGATACGCACTAAGCTATTCAATACCAGTAAGCGCGGCGGCCTTGGTCACTGCGGATGTCAAACTAAACTCAGGCAAAGTGAGAAGAATACTGGACGAACTCCGCCTAATAAGCTGGACGACTTAACAGTATCGGCGAATAAGGTATGGGCCTTTAGCACTAAGTTAGGTAGGAGTATTACTAAGGAAGACGCCAAGGCCTTAGTAAGCGCAGATTGTTATTACTGCGGCGCGCCACCCAGTACCTACCGGGAACTCGGCAGTGGGAGATGGGCGCGTAAATCCACGGTACCCACTAACGGGATAGACCGGAAGGATTCACGCATTGGGTACCATTTAGACAACTGTGTGCCATGCTGCCCTACCTGCAACTATATGAAGTCTGACATGCACCACGATGACTTCGTAGGACTGTGCAAACGCATAGCCCTGCATCTGCACGTAAATATCATTTAAACTAAACGAGGACGTAATTATATGACTACGAATGTATTGGCATCCCTGAACGCTCTGGTAGACGCAGCAATCGAAACCCAAGATGTAGATATGCGGGAAACCGCACAGGGCGGTGCGTATGAGGACGTGCTGCTGCCGAAGGGTGAGTACTACGGCTACTTCACCGAGTACGTGGAAATCGGTAAGCGCCTGCCAACTAAGGGCGGTAAGCCTACCGGTAAGCCTGCGGTGGCTAACGTACGAATCGGCATTGTAGTGTTCGGCCCTAACGGTGAGGTGAAGCGTATTCGCCCGTTCCCGATGGCTATCAGTAACTTTGAGCGCGCAGGTTTCAAGAAGTTCTTCGACAAGCTCAACTACGATAACAGCATTAAGCATGCGGCACAGCGTCTGGGCCAGGCCTTCACCTTCCCGATTGATGAACACACCAGCGCCGCGGGCAAGAAGTCCAACATCGTGGACCTGTCCGGTATCCGCCCGATTCCTAAGTTCGACCCGAACACCGGCGAGCCTATCAAAATGCCTGCCCTGGACGCCTCCGAGATTAAGCTGTTCCTGTGGAACAACCCAACCAAAGAGACCTGGGATAGCCTGCACATCGAAGGCACCTTCGACGACGGTAAGAGCAAGAACTGGATTCAGGAGGATATGTACAAGGCCGTAGACTTCCCGGGCAGTGCTCTGGACATTCTGCTGAACGCTGGCTCGGTCCCGAGTCCGGCGGCTATGCAGGCACCAGCGGCACCGGCTGCTCCTGCGACCCCAGCTGCTCCGGTAGCCCCGGCTGCACCAGCAGCCCCTGTGGCTCCTGTGGCTCCTGTGGCGCCAACAGCACCTGCTGCACCACAAGCCTAATTGGACATTGTTGGAGGGAACATGAAAGCTGTACGCTTGACTGTGAGTCTGTATGACATTGATGAACACGCTCAGAAATTTATGAGTCGGTTGGGGGTAGAGTACGGTTTGGCAGTCCCACAGAGTATTGCTGACTGTTGGCAATTTTATATGTGCGACTATGACCCGAATACGCTGCCGGGTTTCGTGGATGTAAGAAACGATATAGACCCTATGCGGTTGGTGGGTTATGGTTTGAGTCAGGGGAATGCCATAAATATTGTCAAGTGGATGGAAGAAAATAATTTATAGGCAACTGCGTAAACCTCGTGCCACAAGCCTAATCAACCCTAACATAAACTAATACGGCCCCTCAGAGGGCCTTAGAGGAAGCTTATGAACATCATCACATGGGTCAAAGAACAGTACGCTGTGTTTCTGCTTCTGCGTGCACAGCGTTTGCAGAAGCGAGCGAATGACTGGCACTGGGCGGCTAACTCTCACGCACACAGGGTGAGCCTCATGGGCAACGAGATTAGTGCACACCGCTATCACCTGACTCGCCAGTGCGCCAAGTCCCGCCGCCGTGCATACGCCCTGGGCGCAGAGGCTACGGCCACTGAGACCAAAGCCCACAATTTCATTTCAAAACACAAACTGAAAGGATTTGACTAATGGACAAAGTACTAGACGTATACAAGAAACTGGTTCTGGCTGTAGGTTACGTGAACTGTAGCGCCGTTCAAGGTTTCGACAATGGTGACCAGCTCGGCGCTGTGTACGATGCTCTGGACAAGCTGGCGGCCCTGTACGGCATGGACCTGGAGTTGGCCGCTACCGCCTTCAAGGAGCACAACGACCTGGCGGCACATGCCGATAAGCTACGTGGCGACGACCTCGTGCTTATCCGTGTAGTGGGTACGCTAAGCATCGGGCTGGCGGAGATTGGTTCCTGCATCTACGACGTAGACCAGAGCCTGCGTACTCCGGAAGTAATCGGGGACATGCTCGGCACCGTGCTGGTGCTATCTGAGCTGGAGGCTTGAGCATGGGCGTACGTGTAGAGGTGCACGCACCTAGGCACAGCTTTATGGCACCTTATGCTGAGCATGCCTGCAACCGCTGGTACGTAACCTTTATCCGGGAGGACGACCCTTGCACCATGTACGTGGTGCGCTGGGCCGCTAAACCTACCCGTAAGCAGGTGAAATCAGCTACTAAATCAGTAGCTAGACTGGAGATTTAATAATGCGAAATACCCTTGCCAGAGTATTTTATTTTATGCTAGTGGCCCCTCTAGTACCGGTAGCCATCTTGTGCTGGGTGTTTGAGAAGGTAGAGAACAGCAAGGCGCTGACCGCCTGGGAATCCTGGGCGCGTAAGTTGACCAAGAAGGTTACGGGGGTCTGATGATTATCAACGGGGTTGACTTGTCCCAGCTCGGGGAGCAGTTAGCTCCGCAGAACTCTGGGAAGATTCTGTTGTACGATGCGGATTTCACAGTTTATAAATCTGCCGCTACAGTGAAACGTTTGGATACCGCGATACGCCGCTTCTATCAGCTGGTGCTTGAGGACATGTTCCTGGTCGGCTGCTCAGAAGCAGTGGCGTATCTTACACCGACTGGGTGCGCTAAGTGCCTGCGCTGGCACTTGCCCACCGCTAAGCCCTACCAGGGGCAGCGGGCTAATCGGCAGGAGCTTCCGCTGAAAGCGCCTTTGAAGCGGCACCTGATTGAGAACCCGGACCAGTATTCTGAGCAGGGGATACAGGTGGTTAGCAGCAACTTCTTCGAGGCGGACGACATGTTCATCATGGACTCATACGCCTTCGGGGACCGTGGCATCCTAATGTCCCAGGATAAAGATTCCTGGCTCAGCCCTATGGCTCGGTTCGATATCCCGACCGGAACCGTGTGGCCTGCCTTGGATAACCCCTTCGGCTGGATTAAGTGGGATGATACCCAGGCTATGCCGGTACGAGCGCACGGCTTAAAGTTCTTCTGGTGGCAGATGCTAGCAGGGGATGACGCAGACAACGTCAAAGGCATCACATTGCTTGATGGGAAGCTCTGTGGGAAGAGAACGGCCTTTGATGCTATCAACCCTATTACCTCAGAGCAGGACGCCGCAGAATTCGTTGTGGCGGCTTACGCTCGAAACAACCAAGATGTACTCGCAGAGGCAGAATGCCTGTTCCTGCGGCGCTCCCCGTCAGATTCAGCGTACCTGTATCTGATGTCACTGTTGACTACTCCCAGTCTACGTGACTGGGTGCATTCGCTGCACGAGTACCATAAACAGCACATACAGTGGATACAGGAGCACCCAGACAATGGCGAAGATGACTGCAAAGGAAATGAGCCTGCGGGCGATTGAGTTATACTACGAGGGGAAACACGATGAACTTGAAACTATTCTGGATGCGCTGCGTGAACGAGCACCCAAAACACATCGAAGAACGGTTGAGCATTTGGATTCTCTCATTCACGACAATGCTATGCTGGATGTAGTAGGGGAGATTCAGGTATGGTAGCGCGCCGTATAACACGGGGACAGGTCAGGGCCGTAACATTGAAACTGCTAAAAGAGCAGGATGGGTTGTGCTTAATCTGCGGTAAGCCCATAGAGTTAACGGCTAAAAGCACTTCCGGGGACGGTCCGGCACTTGACCATTCACACCGTACTGGGCGCATTCGCGGGGTGCTGCACCGCTCATGTAACGGGGGTATTGGCCGAGCAGAGTCTGTGATAGGTCGGTGGGTTACAGGGTCCATGCAGGATGAGGTTGCTATTGTAGATGACATGCAGCGAATGGTAGACTATCTGCGCAAGCCTGAGACTGACTTGATTTATTATACACACAAATCCCCAGAAGAATTGGCGCAGGCACAGAAGCTCAAGGCCCGCAAAGCCAGAGCACGACGCAAAGCACGGGAGACTATTAAATGAGTAAGTTCAAAGTTGGTGATGTAGTGGTACGTAAGCCCGAGTACCGCAATGAGAACTGGCGCAATCGGTTTAAAGAGCTTCCAGAAGGTGCCCCGCACGTGGTGGCTGCTGTCCGTTATAATGATATTATTGAGTTGGATCATTTACCTTGTGGTTGGGACTCAGACTTATTTGATTTGGTAAGTGCCCCCGGCATACCGGAAGAGCTGCCCGCACCGAAAGCGTCCGACGCAGTGAACTCCCCTAAGCACTACCAGTTCTTCCCGGACCTGGAGGCAATCGAGGTGATTGCACGCAGTATGACCAAGGAACAATTCTATGGCTATTGTCTCGGGAACAGATTAAAATATAGGCTGCGCGCTGGGAACAAGGATAAGCTGGAGCAGGACATTGCTAAGTCTGATAAATACTTGGAGTTGTATGAGCAGCACAATGGAAAATGTATTGACGCCTAGCGCGTGGTGTCACGGGATGTGGCAGAAAGCAGTAGAGCGGGGCGATGCTACCGCCGCTAAAGACTACCTGGAGATGTACAATCTCTGGGTTAGCAGGAGCCTATAAGGACATAACCGAGGAGATTACATTGATGCCAAGTAAGCAGTCTCTATCAGAAGCTTTTAAGTATGACCCTTTAACTGGAACGTTAACTCGACGTGTAAAAAGAGGCAGTTCTAAACTAGATGCTGCTAGAGAGCTTACTAATTCAGGATACCTTCGGACATGGTTCAAAGGGAAGCGATACTTTACACATCGATTAGTATACATCATGCATTGCGGAGAAATCCCAGATGGCATGGAAGTGGACCACATTAACCAGCTTCGTACTGATAATCGAATAGAGAATTTACGGTTGGCGAGCAGGGCGGATAACAGCAGAAACCGCACTCGACACAGTAATAATATTAGCGGAACTACTGGGGTACATTGGTCTAAAGATAAAGGGAAGTGGCGCGCCGGGATTAGGGTTAACGGCGAGTATAAAAGCCTCGGATGCTTCACCGACTTAGAGGACGCAGTAGCTGCTCGTAAGGCGGCAGAAAATACATACGGATTCCACGAGAACCACGGTAGCGCAAAGAGATAAGGGGCCTTGACAATGCTAACCTATGTACAGAACCCAGAAGCAGAGTTAGTACAGCGCCAGCTGGAGCTCGAAGAGACCTATAAGATTCGCGGAATCGAGCGGGCACGTAAGCTGATTACGGACGCATTGCAGAACGGTGGGATTATGAACCTGCCGATGACGCAGCGTATGCTCACCTCAGCATACGAGGTGGCTGCTGCTGCTATCGATGAGATGCGAAATGTCAAAGCCCCAGGCATTGGCGGCAAGTATCGCCGGTTCCTGCGCTTAATCCCCTTGGATGTCCTGACCACCCTGAGCCTGTGCACAATGTTTGAGGCGTTCAGCGTCGCCCCAGGTGAGTCCGCCAGTCGCCGCCAGACTGCACAAGCAGTAATGTCCGCATTGGGTAGGAACGTGCAGTCAGAGCTACTGGCTCTGCAGTTACGTAACGTAGCCCCTGCGTACATGGACCGTGTGTACGAGTACCTCACTGAGCGCCGTACGAAGTCCCCTTCGCACATCCTGCGTACGCTCCGTGCCAGTGCCGAGAACGTGCACTATGGGCACGAGCCTTGGACCAATGCCCAGAACATCTCCGTAGGGCGTCTGCTGTGTGCCGCGGTGTTTGAGACGGGCCTGTTCCAGTGGAAGACAGGTAGCGGGAACCTGAGCATGCTCTACCCAGCTGATGACGTTATGGAGGCCTTCCAGAAACTGGTGGAATCTGCCGACACTGTAACGATGAAGCCGCCTATGCTGGTCCCCCCGGTGCAGCACACCACTATGTGGGGTGGTGGGTACCTTACTCCTATCGACAACCGCGGTACTTACCATAACTCGCACATCGACCGAGCCAGGCTGCGTGAAGTAGCGGAAGCATTTAAGTCCGCGGACGGCATCAAGAAGGCGCTTAATAAGGCACAGGAAACCCCGTACCGTATTAATAAGCGCATACTGGAACTGGTGCAAGAAGCACGGGCCATGGGTATTGGGGTGGGTATGCCCCGCTCAGTTCCGGAGCCCAAGCCAGAGTGGTATCTGGACGGGGTGCCGAAAGAGAACTACACCGAAGAAGAACTGGACCGCTTCGGTGAGTGGAAGACGCGTATGTCCCTATGGTACAGCGCAGACCGTAAGCGCGTGTCTCAACTACGTAGCCTGTTGACCACGCTGGAAATGGCGGAGGAATTCAAAGATGAGAAAGCTCTGTACTTCCCAACCTGTGTGGATTGGCGGTACCGGTTGTACTTCAAGTCCTCGCTGCACCCTCAAGGTTCTGATTTGCAGAAAGCCCTTCTTGAGTTTGGTAGAGGAAAACCTCTGGGTGATCGCGGCTTATTCTGGCTCAAGGTGCATGTCGCCACATGCTTTGGTTATGACAAGACCCTATTCGAAGACCGCGCAGCTTGGGTTGATGCGAACTTTGCAGAGATTGAGCAGCTTACAGTTTCACCGTTTGATTGCCCTGCTTTCACCTCCGCGGACAGCCCTTGGTGCCTGCTGGCCGCCGCTATCGACTTGGTTAATGCGGTTCGTTCTGGATGCCCAGAAGAGCATATTAGCCGAATCCCAGTTGCTATGGACGCTACAAACTCAGGTGGACAGCATCTCTCAGCGCTCCTGAGAGACCCTGTGGGCGGACGCTTGACGAACCTGTACTGGGAGGGTAATGATAAGAAAGCGGACCTGTACATGGACGTGAAGCGCCGTACGGACGAGAAGGTGATACTGGACCTGGACAAGGAGGATTTCGTTATCCAGAGCACGTACTGGAGAGAGAACGAAATCACCCGCAGCATGACCAAGCGCCCTAGTATGACCTACTTCTACAGCGCCACTGTGCGCAGCTGCAGCGACTACATCTTCGAAGGCGCTTGCGCTGAGGGGTACGAGGGTACTGAGACTAACAGTCTGTGGAACTTGTCATGCTACCTGGCTCCGCGTATGCGCACTGCTATCGAGGAGGCAAACCCAGCCGCAGCCGCAGTTATGGGGTACTTGCAGAACCTCGCTAGGCGTGTACCGGCAAGCCAGCATCTGCAGTGGTATACGCCGCTGGGTGGGCTCGTAATGAACCGCTACACGCAGCGTGAAGAAGTGCGCGTACGTATTGACTGCATGAACCTGTCAGCGGTACTGGTACACAACCGGGACTTCAAAACTTGCAACAAGCGCAAGGCAGCCTCCGGGATTGCCCCGAACTTTGTGCATAGCCTGGACAGTACGCACTTGATGATGGTGCTCTGTGCTGCGGAGGGGTTGGACATTGTGCCTATTCACGACTCGCTGGCTACTCACGCAGCTGACGTTGACGCTATGCATAGGCACATCCGTGAGCAGTTTGTGCGCCTGTATGAAGAGAATGACCTGCTTGGCGACATTACTCGCGCGGCAGCAGCAGCCGGGGCAGACTTGACGGACCTGGACATGCCGGAAGTGGGCACTTTGGACATCCGGCAAGTGCTAGAATCCCCGTTCTTCTTCTGCTAAAAAATTTAATGTTACAGGAGTAGGAATGAAGTTAAAACACACTAGTAAAACTTCCGACTACACTCTCAGAGTTCTGTATAAGTCTGACGACATTACGGACGCAGTGAAGCAACTGCATGAACTGGGCCACGGCATTAGTCGGGGCCTGGCTCCAGAGCAGCACTACTGGAGGGTGCTGGGAAGTATACTGGGTAAACAGTATATACTAGGAGTCTATGACTCCCAAGGCGACTTAGTCGGTGCTGTCAGCTACTACCCAGAGGCTGTAGAGGACTGTCATTACGTAGAGCCTGTGCTGTATACAGACTTCTTCGTATTGAAACCGGACAACGGCGCGGCAGTGTCTGTGATTATGCAAGGCCTGCGCGCAATAGCCAAATGCATGCGCGCTGGGCGTATAGCCATTAGCCGGAGTACATCGGATAACACGTACAAGACAACTTATCATTTAGTGAGGTCAGAATGAGTGGTGGTAATTTAGGTAAGCTGTTAGGTAAGGCCACGGACATGCTCGGCCTTACTGACAACGCAGGATTAGAGGCGCAGCAGCGCTTGGCAGAGCAGCAGGCCAGCGCAGCTAAACAACAGGCTGCCTTAGAGGCTAATAGCGCCGCAGATAACATTGCTGAGATTGACCCCGCAGGGGCTGCCTCTGAATCTGCAGATGCAATTACGTCTGAGCAGAAGAAACGGCGACAAGCAGGGCAGAGCAATCCTCTGGGCCTGTAAGGGGGTAGCTTGGAACAAAAAGCAACATTAGCAGAACTCTTTAAGAAGGACCAGGACGCAGGTGTATTGGATGCCTCCGAGAAGTTCGCGCAGTGGACGCTCAGCACTATCTTTACCCGGGACGATTCCCTGGACGGTAGACGCAGACCGCTAGAGCGTGACTACCAGAGCACCGGCGCGCAGCTGGTCAACACTGCAGCCACTAAGATTGTAGGGGCACTGTTCCCTCAGGGCACTAGCTTCTTCCGGTTCTCCAAGAGTTCGGACCTGGACGAGTTCATTAGTTCTCTGGGCAGTGCAGCTACAGCAGAATCTAAGCTGGCTGAGGTAGAGAACACAGCGTCACAGAAAGTATTTGAGAAAGACGGTTATGCTGCGAAGTTGCAAGCTGTGAAGCTGCTGCTGGTTACAGGTAACGCGTTGGAGTATATTGATGAGAGGACAGGTAAATCCATCGTCTACTCAGTCCGTAACTTTACCGTTCGAAGGGATGGCAGCGGGAACGTCCTGCGACTCATTATCAGAGAGCGCGCAAGCGTCCAGGACCTGCCAGAAGATTTCCGCGGCACATTCTACCGTGACAAAGACCCATACGGCGACGTTGATATCTACACTGCCGCTTGTCGCAAGGTTAAGCGGACAGAGGACGGTGCAGAGGTAGTAAGCTACGAGGTGTACCAAGAAGCAGACGGGCACCGCATCGGAGACAGTAGCACCTATCCGGAGCTGGAGCTTCCCTACAACGTGCTGGTGTGGAACCTTGTTAGCGGTGAGCATTACGGTCGCGGCTTGGTAGAGGACTACGCCGGGGACTTTGCTCGGTTGTCGGTACTATCGGAAGCATTAACTAACTACGAGGTTGAGTCTGCGCGGCTAATCCCGCTGATTGACGCAAGCTCTGGGTTAGACGTGGACGAGTTCTCAACGTCGGAGACTGGTGAGGCTGTGCAGGTGGGTGGTGGTGGTTCCAACGGGAACAGCAAATCCCCCGTCACTGCTTACGAGGGTGGCTCTGCCCAGAAGATTCAGTGGATTGCCAGCAACATTCAGATGCTCGAACAGAAACTATCTCGTGCGTTTATGTACACCGGTAACTCCCGGCAGGGTGAGCGTGTCACGGCTTACGAGATTCGCCAGAATGCCAAAGAGGCGGAAGCCGCTATGGGTGGTGGGTTCAGTATCCTGAGCGACACATGGCTGCGTAAGCTGGCGTACCTGTACACTGCGCTGGTGTACCCTCGCTTTAAGCTGTACCTCAGTGAAGGCGTGGTGAATATCAACGTTACTGTGGGCACCTCTGCACTCGCTAAAGCCGCGGCAGCGGACAAGCTGTTAGAGGCGGCACAGTCCATGCAGCTGGCTATCCCGGTGCTTGAGCAGATTACTCCGCGCTTCAACAAGGATGCGTGTGTAGACTGGTACTTCGACGCCTACGGTATCGTCAGCGAGCCGTTCATGTACACCGAAGAGCAGCTGCAGCAGAAGCAACAGGTTCAGGATGCATCTGCCGATACGTCAGCAGGTCTAGCGCAGGACCAACTCCAGGGCTTGACAGCAGCGGACCCAACAGTAGCAGGTAAGCAGCTGGGCTTATTACCAAGTTAACAACAGAGGCATAGATGGATAACGTAGAAAACGGTCAAAACGTAGAAACTACACAGGTAGAGAACCAGGGTGGCCCTAAGATTCCGGGCCTAGGTGCTCCCCTTAACGCCCCGAACAATCAAGGCGTGCAGGATGCACAGACCACTACCCAGCAGCAACAGGGCAAAGATTCCCCTGACCCTGCTAAGATTCCTCTGGATATCGAAGCCTTAAAAGCGGCCCTGGATAAGGGTGGCGATAGCGCTAAAGAGCAGCCCCAGGAGCTAGCTAAGACAGGCAATCCGACGATTGACGCCGGGGTAGCCATGTTGCAGAAAGTCTCTGGGTTAACTGACTCTGATATGGTGCGGGCACTTGGCAAGGCCCTGGAGTATCAGGACCCTAACCTAATCGATACGGCCTTCATTAAGGAACGTTTCGGAGAGCACGCTGCTTATGCAGAGTTGCTGGCTAAAGCGTATCTGGAAGACCAGGTTGGTCAAGCCACCAAAGCAGTACAGGAAGCTTACGATATCGTGGGCGGCAAGGAGAACTGGGAGGTAGCAGCGCAGCTGTTTAATTCCAAGGCCCCTGAACCTCTGCGTAACGCAGCTCGTGTACTCGCTAACTCGGGTGAGCTTAAGCAGGCCGCTGAGTTGGTGGCGAGCTTCTGCCGGGATATGGGTCTTATCAAGACACAGAACCCAATGGTACGCGGCGTAGCCAGCAACAATGCACTATCTGCTGCGGAATTCCGCGCAGAATATACCAAACTCCGTCAGGAAGCGGGCAACCGTAGCTTGGCGTCTCCACAGTTCAGTAAACGTTATAACGATTTGCTCGCACGCCGCGAAGCTGGTAAGCGCGTAGGTCTTTAATCTCATTTAAAAGGAAAAGTAAGATATGGCAGATACTATCTATAAAAGCGCCCTGACCCGAGCCCATTGGGGCGGCGCGGCATCTGATGTAGACATTCACCTGGAAGTGTATCAGAATGAAGTAGACACCCGCTTCCAGTACCAGGCTCTGTTCCTGGGCCTATCCAGCCAGCGCTCTATCAGCGGTTCCAACACCTACCGTATTGACCGCCTGAACACCTCTTCGGTGAAGGGTCGTCGCTCCGGTGAGGCGCTGGATAGCACTCCGGTCCGTAACGATAAGATGATTATCGTGGTGGATACGGTGCTGTATATCCGTAACCCGATTGACTACCAGGATGACTGGACCGGTCCGGACTTCCTGACTGAGATGGGCCAGAACAACGGCTCGGAGTTCGCGGAGACCTTCGACCAGGCGCACCTGATTCAGCTCATCAAAGGCCGTTCCTGGGTTGCCCCGGCGCACCTGAAACCGGCGTTCAACGACGGTATCGAGGTAGGTGCGGCTATCCTTGTTCCGGGTACCGCCACCGCCACGCAGCTGACCCAGGCTGAGATGGAGGCTAACGCCATGAACATCAACCTGGCCCACAAGGCTGGTATTGATGAACTCATCAAGCGCAAGACCCCGCTGGCGGACATGATTACCCTGGTGGATGTCGATACCTATTCGCGTCTGCTGGAGCATCCGAAGCTCCTGAACCTGGACTTCGGTGCGTCCAACAACGACGGTTACAAAGACCGTCGTGTAGTGAAGATGAACGGCGTGCCTGTAGTAGAGTGCACCGAGTTCCCGACCTCGGCTGGTACGCACCCTCTGGGCTCTGCTTACACCGTCACCGCTGACGACGCGCTGTGCCGTATGGTGACTTTCAGCAAGTCCAAGACCCTGGTGACTGTTGAAGCTAAGCCGTTCACCTCCCGTATCTGGGATGATGAGCGCGAGTTCAGCAACGTTCTGGACTGCTACGCGATGTACAACATCGGCCTGCGTCGTCCGGACACCGCTGCAGTGACTAAGTTCACCTTCACCACCAAGTCCTAATTGGAGGTTCGATGGCAGTAATCGCTACGTTCGGTCTGGAGACTCTCCAGGCCAATGCAGCTCAGCGGGAGGCGGTTAAGGCCGCCACCGATGTAGCTAAGAACATCCAGGTGGCCTCGGTCGAGTCTGGCCGCAAGGCTACCAAGAAAACCCGTAAGGCGGCGGATGCAGCTGCCGACACTGCGGAAGAGTAATACGCGCCCCTGGTGCCTTCGGGTGCCGGGGGCTTTTTTTTGTCCCTGTCTTAAGGGTCCAAGGGGTCTTTAATAGAGGAACAAATATGAGAGAATTAGACGCTGTGAACCTGACGCTGGAAGCCCTTGGGGAGTCTCGCGTTATGGACATCAACACCAGTAACCCTAGTGCTGGGTTAGCTCGCTCTGCACTCGCACGTAACCGTCGCGGGTTACTAAGCACGGGGTTCTGGTTTAACGTGGTCGAGCGCGAAGTTACCCCCACCACTGACGGCCTGATTAAGGTGCCGTGGAACCAGCTGGCCGTGTACGATGCCTGCTCAGAATCCAAGTACGGGGTACGTGACGGGAACCTATACGACCTGGTAGAGCAGAACCAATACTTCGATGCACCTGTGCGTATTCGTGTGGTCCTGGATTTGGCCTTTGAGGACCTGCCGGAGCACGCCGCTATGTGGGTGGCTAACTACACCACTGCACAGGTGTATCTAAACGACCTGGGCGGCGACAGTAACTACGCTAATTACGCACAGGAAGCTGAGCGCTACAAGAGCATGGTGCTGCGTGAGCATCTGCGCAACCAGAGATTCAGCACCAGCAAGACCCGCTTTGCTCGTAGAATCCGCCGCGCTCGTTTTATGGTTTAAGGAGAGGTTATGGCGCAATCATTAGAAGGTACTATTCAGAGCTTGCTGCAGGGCGTTTCCCAGCAGGTTCCGAGAGAGCGCCAACCAGGACAACTGGGGGCGCAGCTGAACATGCTCAGCGACCCGGTTTCCGGTATCCGCCGCAGACCCCCGGGTGAGATTGTCTGGGAAAGCACGATTGATAATCCAGGGCTTGATTCCCTGTTCACTGAATACGTAGAGCGTGGAACTGACGGCAGGCACCTGCTGATTAACACCAGCAACGGTAACTGGTGGTTACTGGCTAAGAATGGAAAGACCATCCTTAACTCCGGAAACGACCCGTACTTTATTACCACCGTGGGTCAGACCTCTTTGCAGACCGCGAGTATTGCTGGACTGACTTATATCCTGAATACGGAGATGGCCCCGAACACAACCGTGGACAATACGGGGCGTATTGACCCAGGCACCACTGGGTTCTTCTACGTTAAATCTGCAGCATTCCAGAAACGCTGGAACGTCACTGTTACATCTGCCGGGGTAGATTACTCCGGGGACTACACCGCCCCAGCTGCTGGCAGTACCAGTGGTAACGCTGAGGAGGTATCAGGTGCCTACGTTGCTCAGCAGCTGCGAGACTCTCTTGTAGCGAATGGATTGCCAGCTGGGAACGTTAGCGTACGCGGCGCATACTTGTTCTTCTATGGGTTGAGCAACTGTGTGGTATCCTCCGACGCTGGCGATACTTATGCTGGGGTATCCAACCAGTCTCGTGTAGACCAGGAGCAGGACCTACCTGCACAGCTCCCAGCGCAAGCTGACGGGGCGATGTGTCGTGTAGGTACAGCCTCGTCTGAGACAGCGTGGTACCAGTTCAGCTACAGCACCCGCACCTGGTCTGAGGTGGGAGCGTACGGCAGCATCACCAAGATTACGAACATGCCCCGAGAGCTTGCTGCAGATGACAACATTATTGCGCGGGATTGGGAGGGGCGTTTAGCTGGTAACGACGACAATAACAGCGACCCCGGATTCGTGGAGAATGGATACATCACCGGCATTGCAGCTTTCCAGGGCCGCTTGGTTCTGCTTAGTGGTAGCTCCGTGGATATGTCTGCCTCAGGTCTGTACCAGCGCTTCTACCGCTCCACTGTGACGTCTCTGCTGGATACGGACCGTATCAGCATTAGCTCTGCGTCTGCACAGGATTCTGTGTATCGTACCGCTGTGCAGTTCAACCGGGACTTGGTCCTGTTTGCTAACAGCATGCAGGCGGTTGTGCCGGGTTCAGCGGTACTCACCCCCACTAACGCAAGTATTAGCATCACCAGCACCTACGAGTGTGATAGCCGTGTGACTCCGGTAATGGCGGGGCAGACGGTAATCTACCCGAATAAGCGCAACAACAGCTACGCGGGTATACTGGAGCTAATCCCATCACCATATACTGCGGCGCAGTACACTACGCAGGACGCCACGGTGCACCTGCCGCGGTACATTCCCGGCAGGGTATTGCAGATGCAAAACTCCAGTGTCACCAATATGGCCTTCTCACGAATGTCCGGAGAGCGAAATAACCTGCTGGTCTATGAGTTTATGTGGGGTGGGAGTGATGGTGCTAAGATGCAAGCGTCGTGGCATAAATGGACGTTCCCATATCCAATCCTGAGCGTGCAGGCGCTGGAGGATGAGGTGTTCTTGTATATGCAAGGGCCCAGTCCCAGCAACAAGCTTTTGATTGTGTCTATGGACCCGCGTGAAGGTTATCAGCTGGGTTCGGAGTACCGCGAAGCCTACTCGGATTTGCAGAAGCAAGTTCAAGTGCAGGATGGGGTGTTTACTGTTCCGGCGGTACTGTGCCCCGTCGGGTGGGCTGACAACTACAAGGAAGAGCTTATCCTAACGTACTTGCCCAGCAACCCTATGGGGCCTACTGAGGTTGGCATCAAGGAGATTGCCGGGGAGAACACCCTGCGGGTTGTGCGTGGTGTACCTGATGGCACCTACGTAATTGGGAGACGCTACCGCAGTACGTTCACTCTAACTACGCCTATTCTACGGGACCAGAATGACAAGCTAGTGGGAAGTGGGCACGTGCGCCTGCTGCGCCTGGACGTAGCAGTACGTAACTCTGGGCACTTCGATGTACAGGTACTAGACACCCCACGGGACGTCAACTGGGGTGGGGAACTAACCGGTATCTTGATGAACTCAAAGGAGCTAACGCTTGGGCAGGCCCTGCGTATGGACTTGGCTACGATTACCGTGCCGTGCCGTACTAACGCAGACACAACCGAGGTGACGTTATTTACTGAGGGTTCTATGGAACTGAACGTGCTGGATATCTCGTATATCCTGCGCTACAACCAACGCAGACGGAGAATTTAATATGTGGTGGATGGTTGCGGCCATGGCCGCTAAGGCCGTTCTGGGGCAGAGTGCTCAGATTGAAGTGTCCAAGGCCAGGAACAAGACTGTGATTCAACAGACAGCCAAACAGTTAAACGATATAGCGCTGCAGCGTGCACAGTCCAGGGACAGGACTGAGGTATCCCTGTTTAACATCCAGCAGCAGAAACTGCAGGCGCAGAGCCAAGTAGGACTGCAGGCAGCAGCCTCTGGCACTATGGGGGCCTCTGTTAAAGACGCCGTAGCCACCGTGAACACAGTAGCAGGGCGACAAGAGGCTAGCGTACGGGACCAGCAGGCAACCCAGGAAGAGGGCTTCCGGCTAATGACGGACAAGGCTGTGGATAGTGGTCTGGCTAACATGGACATGGAGGACCCGTACGATAACATGTTTAACTCGTTGCTAAGTGTTGGGGCATCTGCCGTTGGGCAGTACGCCGGTAACGCTGCGTCATCTTCTGACTCTGGCGGCTCATCCCCTGGTAGCGGTGCGTCGGCTACACAGAACACGGCATCCTCCTATGACTTATGGGGGAGTAAGGGTAACAGCTCAGTTCATACCTGGTAACTTAAGAGGAATATTAAATGCCTGTGATTCAACCCAATAGACAGGGGCTAAATGTCGGTGGCGTACAATTGCAGGCCAACGATGTTAGCTTGCCGTCAACGGTGAGTGAGGTATCTGTTGATACCTCCAAAGCAAAACGTCTAGCCGCCCTGTCTGGGTTTGTGCAGGACTTCGGCGTAGGCTTTGACGAGGCAGTAAAAGAGAACGCCGCAGCCGCCACAGTGCGCGGCGCGATGGATGCTCAGGGTGCGGTGGACGCGATGGCCTCCAAGGACGAGGCTGTACAGAAGCAGAACATCTTCGTACGTGAAGCCTACCAGGATGGCTACGTATCCGCTGCTGCATACGACTCGCTAGCCAAGTGGCGCACAGACAGTATCGCCCGGGCTAAGAAAGCTGCCGAGTCCGGGTTGACTGACGAGGAGTTCCAGCAGCAGGAGCAAGAGCACGTCCAGTCTATGTCGGACAAGCTCGGTATGTATCTACCGGATATGTCCAAGCAGTCCGCTACCACCATACTGCAGCAGCTCCGTGCTACCAGCATGGCGAACTATACAGCCTTCCAGAAAGGTCGAGCTGCGTTTGCCCTGGCGCAGGCTGACCGTGCCCTAGACCGCGGCCTTAGCTCGTCCAGTGATGAGTTCTATCAGCGCCTACAAGCAGGGCAGGGTGCCGCTGCGCAGATGTCTATCAAGACCGGCTTAGACAGCATCCTGGCTGCTGAGCACCTGGATAAGAGCAAAAAGCTTGACCGGGCCAAGCAGTATTTGGTCAGCGTAGCGCAGCAGACGCAGGACCCGCTGGTAATCAACCAGCTGCAAGAAATGGCCACTAAGGAACTTGGTGTCAACTCCGTAGATGTCAACGCGGCGCTATATCAGGAGTTCAAGCGTGCTGGTGCTCAGATTGAGACCCAAGCCCGTTTCGAAATCTCTGATGCAATCCAGTCCCTTGAAGGGCAGACCCCAGAGCAGCAGGAACAGACTATGGCGCATATTCGTAGTCGTGTCATTGAGCTGTCTGCATCTGATGTGCTCAGCGCTGGCACCAGTATGGAGTTCTGGAACAAGGCCCAGACCATCCGCGAGAAGGCAGCGGACACCCAGGCATTGCGCACAGCAATCACTGGGAATATGCCAAGCTCTACTTTAGCAGGCATGTTCAAAGGGGACTTAGATAAGGCGCGTACTCAGCTGCTCAAGAGCTTTCCGGACACCCCGGAAGGGAACCTGCAGTTGCTGGCATACGGGAGCAACAGCAAGGATGCGTGGGCAGTCAACGAGGCGCACAAGCGTATGTCTTCGGACATGGCACGTACGCTGACTACGCTGGACCAGCTCGGTGAGGATGGCGAGGTTTCCCGCGAGAACGTCAACAGCATCAACTTGTGGGCACAGGCTTATAGCACCAGTACGGACTTAGGTAAGATGGCCCTGCTGTCTGAGGTCCCGTCCGAGTGGCAGGGGGTGGTGCAGAAAGCTATTGCACAAAACCCAAGCAATGCCAGCAATACTATCTTGGACGACCTGCGCCGCCAGGCGCGTAACAAGGCCAGTGGGCGCTACAGCAATATCCAGAGTAACCCCACGGACAAGATGGTAGACCCTAGCGGTACCAGCAACTGGTTCAGTTTCTTTGGCGATGCCGACGCTCAGCGCCAGGAAGCGCGCGCTGCTATGGAGGAGGAGTACCGTTATACGTACAGCCGCAACCCAGAATCTCTGGTGGGTAAAGATGCCGAGGACATCAACACGATGCTAAAGGGTAACATCCAAGCCCGTAAGCTAGAGCTGGAAATTGCCGGTACGCCGAGGCACGTGTATCTGCCTGCCGGAACCTCTCTGCAGTCTATTATGGGTGACTACAAGGGCGACCAGGAGCAGTTCAAGGCTACGCTGCAACAGCAGATTCAAAACCAAGTACAGGCTATCACTGACCCCAGCAACATGGAACGTGTAGTGGTGCAAGCCGCCACTGCGGGCAACGCAGGTCAGAACATGACCGTAACCGTGTTCGACAAGAAGGGCACATTCCAGACTATGTCTGTGAACCTTCGTGACGTTCAGGCTACTGCACAGGCTGCGTATGATTCAGCACTGGCGGGTGCTATGAAGATTGGTAGTGAGCAAGTAGGGGTACGTCCCGCCACCTTCTATGACCACGATAATGGGCGCGCTGTCAGCGTGCAGGTCAACGGTCGTAACGCGGTGGGGCTGGAACCATCGCTGTTTAGTGACATCCTCGCCACCACTATGAAGTTCGAAGGGTTCCGAGAAGGCAAGGGCAAGGGTAGCGTAGGCTTCGGTCTGCACGTTAACTCGGGCATGCCTGTCCCTCAGAAAGTAACCATTGACGACGGTATCAGTATCCTTAAATCCTCTATGGAGAGGCAGTACGTTCCGAACGTGCAGAAGCAACTCAAGGGGCAGGGTTTGAATGCCTCCGATGAGGCGTTAAAGGTTATGGTGGACCTGAACTATCACGGTGGTAACGGTAGCTCTGGTCCTGTAGCAGAGGCCATGGCACAGGTACGCAAGGCTGCTAAGTCCCCGGTGGGGGCGTATCAGTATCCTGTATCTGAGGCCCAGGGTAGGGCTTGGCAAGCGCTGAGGAATACCCAGGCGTACAAGCAGGCCCAACCTGAGCGTAAGAAGTACCTGGAACAAAACCTACGTGATTGGCTCTTTGAGGCAACGCACTAACTAGAGGCCCTCCGGGGCCTCCCCTTATCAAAATTCTTTTAGGAGATATTATGGCTCAGTTTCTGAACCAAGAACCGAATCCACAGGAAAAGGATTCTGCTAAGGGCGCAACACTTAAACCTGCGCCTGAGCGCGTAGATTGGAACGATGCCGGGGACAACGGCTTAAATGCACTGGAGCGAGCCTCCTTAATGGCGCAGGCCAAGACCCCAGCTACTACAGCCGGGGAGAGCTTTGCGTCGGGTATGGGCAACAGCATCATCGCCGCAGCTATCCGCAAGGCCTCTGCCCCGGCATTTGACCGGGACCAGAACTTTAACGCCAAGCAGACTCTGAGCAGCGACACCCGAGCTAAGCTGTATGCTCCAAATCAGGAAGAGATTGAGTACCTGCACGATTCCGTATCGGTCGAGGATTACAACTACCGCATGCAGCAGATGCTTGAGCAACGCGACCGTGACCGCTTAATGGCTGACAACACGGTAGCCGGGTTCGCGGGTATGTTGGTGGGTGATTCTCCGTTCATCCTGGCCCCGATGTCTGCCGCTGGTATTGCTGGCCGCGCAGGCTTAGCTGCACGGACTGCTATCCGCGCTGCTGACGTAGGCTCCGCATTCTATGCGCAGGACCAACTGGGCCAGTCTGCTGCGGTAACTGCACTGGTAGCGGGCGTAGCTGGGTTGGACCAGCTCTGGGATATGTCTAGGGCTGCTAAAGCTGCTGCTAAGGCTCGTACTGGGCGTGAGCCTATGTTCGACCCAGAAGCGCCTACAACTCGTACAGCGAGGGACGCTAATGTTACAGGAGTAGGAGAGGGAGAGGAAATCCTTACTAAGACACTGGATGAAAGCATCCAAGTATCTAGAAACAATACCGCCTCCGTGAACATGAAAGCACAGCACGTAGTTCAGTTCTTGAAGAAGTCCGAACACTTAACAGCAGGCCAGAAGGCTATTCTGGACACGCTGGGCGATGCTGTAAATGACATTGATTTTAAACTGGTAGCAGGCTCCGCAAACCGCAGCCGCTACACTTACGCACAGCAAGATTTAGCTAAGCGTGGAGAGGTGTCTCTACGCGCACCTAAGCGAGCTAATGGCAGCACATGGACTACAGCAGGGGACGCACTGCGTGCTATGGATGCAGACACAAGCAGGGTAGCCGTGCACGAACTGATTCATGCCGCCACTGCGCGCGCCGTTGACAGTAACCCAGAGATTGCTAAGCGCCTGGATGAAGTGCGCGCTGTTATTGCAGCGGACTCCACCTTGACGCCGCGTATGCGGTATTACGCTAGTAATGTGCACGAGATGCTGGCAGGCTTAGGTGACAGCCCTGAGTGGGTTGAGCATCTGGCGCGGACGAAATCCCCAACCGGTAAGAGCATGCTCCGCCAACTGGGCGAGTACATCATGAATGCCCTGGGCATCAAGGCCAAAGGTTCTGCCTTGGAAGATGTCTTGGATGCGTACGAGGACGCCGTTAAGTGGACAGCTAAGGATTATGCAGACCAAGCCCAGAGCTTCCGTAGTGAAGCCTTCCAGGACCTGGCGGGCAGCACTACCCTAAACGAGGCTAAGGGTGCCCAAGCTATGCTGGATGGCGCTAAGAAGAAGCTCTCTACTATGTTTGCCCTGTACGATAACATCGCTCAAGGCAATGAAGACTTGGCTAAACTGCTAGTGTCGGATGCGTCCGCAGTAGGCGGCCGTCGCCCGTCTGTAGTGGACTTCAAGCGCAACCTCACTTTGGAGATGGACGCCAGCGCTAGCGTAGTGGAAGACGCTATCCTGGGCGCGTTGAAGGATAAGGGTGTAGGTTTCTCTGAGCGCTTCTTCCATCGTAGTAAGTTCCGCGCTGAGCGGGCTGCGCTGGAGGACCGCCTGAGCAAGTACCTGGATGCTGCCTATAGCGCTGACGTAAACGGTAGAGCTGTTCCTGTGCCGGATGCAGAGATTGCCACACTGGTTGACGCCTACCGCCGCTCTGGCTGGGCTAGCAAGTGGCACGAGCATATGCTCAATGCCGGGCTAGTGGATGATGGTGCGTTGGTTAAATCCGACTACTACTTCCCGCGTCAGTACAGCTACGACAAGATGCGTCAAGGTATCGCACAGGGTAACACTCTGGACGACTACCGCGCCCTGAGCGTTACCCTGAGAT